TCATGTTAAGGTGCATGGGGTTCAATTCCCAACGATGATGCTGATGGAGATAACTGATGACTTTGCAAAAGGTTATAATGAGCGTAGGAAGGCTTCGGTGATGAAGGACTTCGATGAGAAGGAGCTGCAGGATAGATATGCCTCAGTTTCTATGAATTGGAATAACAAGGATACAATAAACTAATGGCAACACTAAAAATTATAGATCTGTTCCAGGTGGACGATGGCGCCATCAACCCGAAAACGGGGTTGACGGAGAAGCCTTCGTGGTACGTACGGTTCGAGGACATGTCCGATCGTGTGCTGTTTAAGTCTAGAATGTTAGAGTTATTATCCATAGGTTTTCGAAAGACAGTTGAAAATTTCAAGGCAGGCAAAGCCGAAACAAAACAAGGTGGCGAGGCACGCTTTTGGGTGGTAGTATTCCAGGATTATGAGGTAAGGTTGCAAACCAAGGATCAGATCATGGATGTAGTAACAGAAGGACATAAACACAGGGACGATGAGGAAAATGCAAAGTTCGAACGAACCGAAGATGGAAGAAAAGAAGAGCCTATTACCCTCGACTAAGTATCCGGACTGCTGGCCCATGGTCCGCATTACCTGGATGGACGCCATGGATGGCGATACGGGGTGGGTTTCTCTTGACAAAATGATGAATGCCAAATTGGCAACGTGCATTGATATTGGATGGATGATAAGGAATGATGATGAACGAGTTACAATTATGGGATCCTGGTGCCTGGATCCAGCTGAAAAAGAGGGAGGAAGATATATAACCATACCAAAGGGTTGGGTTAAAAAAATAGAATATATGGAAAAAAGTTATGGACAGATACGAAATTAATGTTTGGAAAGACGCGGAGCTGCTGAGCAAGGAGATCCTTGACTTTGCTTCCAATGAGGATTGCTACAATTATGTGATGGACAAGCACTACGCTCCTGGAACATGGACTGGGTCACACCAGAACAAGAATGGGGTCACATTGAACAGGCCACCACTCGGAATAAGGATAACATGGGCTAAGCAACATGGTAGGCATTACAAGCCTAAAAGACTAACAGCAGAGGAGAAGAAGTTGCAACGCGAGCTCTACGACTCAATCACACCTGAAACAACTCAGGAGGAAGTGGGTCTAAATGAAATGTATAATAAAGTGAGTATAAATTATGGACCTAATCCTGATGCCAAGGGGTATGATGAATTTCCAAGCCGGAAGAAGGATAAAACGTATGAAAAATACACAAAATAAATTAGGGCTAACACCAACACAGAAAAAGGTGTATGATGCTATTGTGAAATTTATTGAGGTTAATAAATACTCGCCCTCGTATGAAGAGTTAAAACAAATCCTAGGATATAGATCCAAGGCTCCAATTCATGGTTTCATACACCAGTTGAAGCGAAGAAATTGGATCGAAACATCCCCAGTAAGGATGGCTCGCTCAATTACGATACTATAGTAGTGGAATATTTACTCAAATGTTTTTTTTTTAAATTTTTTATACCGGGATAAGGTGGCACAGTGGCACAAATGACGATTATAACATATATTTCAATGACTTACGTTGTGTCACCTCTGTGTCACCCCTTGTCTACGCAAGCAACATTTTTAGTTTTTTAGGATTTATACATGAGTAAATATTCCACTAATACAAGGAGTTACGATGGTTGACCCAAAGATAAGTGGTGAAGATATGGGTGGCACATTGGTGGCACAAGATATGTCCCTCAAGTATCCAAAAGGCCCTGACAGGTTAACTGTTAAACAAAGGGTGTTTGTTAAGATTTTTACTGAGAATGAGGGACGATTAACACCAACTGAATGCGCAAGGCAGGCTGGCTACAGTGAAGATAGCGCAAATGTTACTGCCTCCGTGTTATTAAATGGAAGGCGATACCCCCATGTAGTATCTGCTATTGTTGCGAAACGTGCAGAGATTGAAAAAACACATGAAGTCAAATTACAAAAACATGTACAGGAATTGGCTAGACTGCGTGAGAAATCACTGGTGGAGAAGTCTTTTAGTGCTGCTGTCAATGCTGAGCGGCTGAGAGGACAGGCTGCCGGATTGTACATTGATAGAAAAGAAATTAGAACAGGGACTATTGACAGTATGTCTCGTAGCGAAGTTTTAAAACAATTAAAGGAATTAGGATTAGATGGCAAATTTAAAAAAGAAGGTAATCAAACTATCCTTTCGGTCGAAAAGAAATCCGATGGCGAAAGAATTAAGGACATCACCGAAGTGGAAGCAGAGAGTAGTGAAAAACAGAACGAAGTATGACCGTAAAACCGGAGACCAACTTCTGGAAGAATTTAAAAAAACATTTGGAAAATGGGGAAGAGAAGTATCTCGTCTCGAGGATTGAGAGTTATGCTACGCCAGGGTTCCCTGATTGTATAGTATTTCATAAGAAGACAGGATTCTTCACGCTTGAATTAAAAATAATACAACCTAATAATAAAGTAAAACTTTCGGTTTTTCAAAGGGCATGGAATACTAGTCATTATAGGCATGGTGCACCAGTTTATATCCTTGTTGGGGGACTTGGCAAGGGCCACGTCAAATTGTTTCATGGCGCGTGGGCCAAGGACCTCGGCCAAAAAACCATGGGTCTTGTGCCCGGGTTATACGAGGGAAGGCTAACGGACCTAAACTTTGTCAAGCTCTTAAACTCCCAAACTCCCGAAAGTTGTGCATAACCTGTGGATAAGTCCCAGCGGACCAGGCGGGCGCCCGGCGCGCATCTTCATCCTAAAACTCCCAAACTCCCCAAGTTCGGCCAAATAATTTTGAAGCGTGGATCGTGATGACCGGAGCCCGGGCCCGTCTTCCTCGTCCTAAAATAGTCCAAATGAGTTGTTGCATTGTGGATAAGAATGTGGTATTGTACAAATAGAAATAGAAAGAGAGTTATTATGGTAGTCGACGACAGTATTACAAATGCAATCAATAGGGTTGCAGATAATCAAGAAGAGATGATTGATGTCTTAAAGAAGATATTGGCACACTACAATGCAGTAGTTCCATCAATGAAAGAAGGTGCAGATAGATCGAATAAGTATGGTCGAATCGCAGATGCCGAGGAAATGAGGGAAAACGGCATGCACAACTAGGCTCAAACTCCCAAACTCCCTGCGACAAGATGTCGCAGGGATAACCTGTGGATAAGTTACCGGGCGCCCGGCGCTGGCTGCAAAACTCCAGTCGCCGAATCTCCGAATCTCCCGGAAGTCCGCCATTTTTTGTGGAGTCCGGATCCTGCTTCAGGTTCCCGGGCAGCTGCTGAGGGCAGCTGGGGAATCTCTGAATCTCCCGGAAGTCCGCCATTTTTTGTGGGCTTCAGGAAGCGTGGTCAGTCGCACCGGGCTGCCCGGGATTTCGCTTCACGGTAAAATGGCTGAGTTCTGCGATAAATATTTCGCCCGGGCTGTTGACAGACGCTGCAACTGCAGCTATAACCAGGAGATGCAGGTTGTTGCAACTCTAGAAAGAAAGGAAATATGCCGTTTTTTATAATATTCTTGCCCATCAAGGTCCTGATCCTCTGGATGATCCTCCAGCACCTGTTTGGAGGCTGAAGCTCCCAAACTCCCTGAAGATGTAAAATTATGTCATACTCCTAGGGGATATGTCCCGCTGGAGCGCCCGGGAAAACCTCCAGTCCTGAAACTCCCAAACTCCCAGATTTCTGCGATTATTTGCCGAAGCTCACGATCCATTCAGGATGACGCCCGGGCAGCTGGAAATCAGTCCACAATTTTGTGGGAATGGCTATTGATTTGAATTTGGATTCGTGTTACAAGGTAAATAGAAATAGAGTTTTCCTCCCAATAGTTTTTCTCTGTTTCTTATTTTTTGATTGTTTAGAAAAACAACTAGTTGCGTGGTCTTTACCACAAGACGAGCAAAAGGTTTCCTCGCAAGGAAAAGAGAGGCATGGTAGTTATATCTGTAAGTCCTCTCGTTAAACTCCCAAACTCCACAAACTCTCGACTTATTCACAAGTTATCCACAGCCCAGGTAGTTGCCGGGATCGCAGCCCGCTTCCCAAACTCCCAAGCTCCACGTTCAAACTCCAGGAAAATAGCGATTTGTTTCGGTTTGCCCGGGGCAGCAGGACATCAGTCTGGACTTCCTGAATTTTGGCATAAAAAAAGAGGGGATAAATCCCCTCTTTTTCCGAGTAGTTCGGAGACTACTCTATATAATAGTGGCTACTACTATTATTCCACTAAACCCAAACGTCTTACTAGGTATCCAATATCACTTTGCATATGTATTATTAAATCTTTACCTCCATTATTAGAGTTTTGACTTGCCCATTCAACTATTGAATTGCAAAGTACACCACAAATTAACTTCCAATCAGCACTGGAAGTTAGTGGCACTCTTACATCAGCAATCTTATCAAGGTTGCCAAGTTCTTTTTCTTCCTTTAGATAACCAATCATTTCTTCTAAAATTGGTGTTATATCAGTTCCATTAGAAGTTATAATTTTAGGTAGATTAGGCATTATGACTCCAATCTGAAATCACTATACCAAACATAAAACCATCTAATAAAAGCATAAATTTATATGCTATGGTATTAGTAAATTCCCAATCATAACCAAGCATAAAGACTTGGAACGTCAACAGCACTAATGCTGTTGACCAAATGAAAGTAACTATATTAAATCTCATATTCTACCTCCGTTAATATGAGTAATAGTATTAGGGTTAATATTACCCCAACGCCTTTGAGTTCCGTATCCATTACCTATTTTATAAACTAGAACATAATCAGTATGTTCAAATGGTTGACCATCAACCTTTTTATTTAATCCTAAAATACATCTATGAAGGTATCGTTCTGTGCCATCATTCTTTAACCAACGAACAGAAAATATACCTTTTACAGATGACTTAAATTCTTGTTTTGTCATAGTGTAGCCTTTCCGAATTAAACTAATTCTAATTCTATAAGTATATTATCATGGCTAGATATTAGATACAATAGTTATTTTGTTGTATTTATGCAACATTGTGGATAACTTGACCTACTATATCTAGTGTCAATAGCTAGTTGTGATTAGTTGTGGATAACCTGTGGATAAGTCGCAAGTATCTGTGGATAACCTGTGGATAACTTTCGCCCGGGATCTAGTAGTGCGAGAGGCTAGACATACTAGATGTAGTGGTGTATACTAGATGTAGTAGTGTTGCAAGAATACAACACAATTTTTCGCCCGGGATCCTCGTTAGTAGTCAAACTCCATAGGCATGCGCAATATGTAGTAGGTGTGACAAAATGTCGCAGACGCTCGGGAAAGTAGGACTCAAACTCCCTGGAGTATGTGATTTGCCACAGTATACTGCATCCATGAAAAGTGGCCAGGATAGGAAGGGTTAAAGACCCCCATACCCCCCCCTTTTTCGAAAAGCATGCTTTTCTTTTTTCTTCAGGCAAGTCCGAGGCTGACAATCTCTTGAAAAATCGTTTTAAATGCGTTAAAGTACCCTATTAAAAAAATTTTATAAAAATGGAAACGTTTTCTAATTTAGAATCATTGGATACTAATACTCTTAAGCTTATTTTGAGAAATGCTGTGGCTGAAAGGCAAGAAAAGGCCCAAAATGACTTTTTAAGCTTTGTAAAGATGGTTTGGCCAGATTTTATTCAAGGCCATCACCATAAAGTATATGCTGAGAAGCTGGACCGTGTTGCACGCGGCGAGTTGAAGCGATTAATCGTAAATATGCCCCCAAGACACACAAAATCGGAATTTGCATCGCATTTGTTCCCTGCATATTTTATGGGTAGAAATCCGAAGGCAAAACTGATACAAACGACCCATACGGGGGAATTATCCATCCGTTTTGGTAGAAAAACCAAGAATTTATTGGAATCCGATGAATACGCTGAAATCTTTCCTGGCGTGCGTTTGGCGGCTGATTCTAAAGCTGCTGGACGTTGGGAGTCAAATCATGGCGGCGAGTATTTTGCTGCTGGTGTTGGTGGTGCTATTACCGGTCGTGGTGCTGATCTTCTTGTTATTGATGATCCTCATTCCGAGCAAGACGCTCTTTCGCCTACTGTTTTGGATGGCCATTATGAGTGGTATACTTCTGGCCCTCGTCAGCGTTTACAACCTGGTGGCGCAATAGTCCTAGTTATGACTAGATGGTCCGTGAAGGACCTTACGAGTCGCTTGTTGCAGGCCCAGGCTAAGGAACCAATGGCGGACCAATGGGAAATTGTAGAGTTTCCGGCTGTCCTTAATGACAAGCCAATGTGGGGAAACTTCTGGAACATGAAGGATCTCAACAAGGTTAAGGCATCCATTCCCGTCTCCAAGTGGAACGCACAGTGGATGCAGAATCCAATCGCCGAGGAGGGTGCGCTTATAAAGCGCGAGTGGTGGAAGAAGTGGGAGCCTGAAAAGGTCCCCGAGCTGC